CAACAACGCATGGCTAAAATGGAAAAAGTACTTACCAGTTTATATGTAGCTGTAATGTCAATGCGTACACGAATAGATAAAATAGAAGACATATTAAACATTAAAAAAGATGAAGAACAAAAAGCATAAATTTACTACTGAATACATACTTTATCAAACTACTTTGTTTATTACAGGTACTTATGAAGAGTCTGAGCCTGGCGACCATTTTCACCCAGGTTTTCCAGCGCAATTACATATTGAAAAAATATATTTAAACGACCACCCACAAGCAGAAGTTAGTAACATAATTAGCGACATAGATTACGAACAAATAGAAGAAGATTTATATGCTGATTTATTAGACGGCACTTTATGTTAGTTCTTTTTGATACAGATAGTTTATTGTGGGCAAGTTGTATAAACGTAGACGACGACTTAACAGAAGCCAAAGGTAAGTTTGATGAAATGTTTATGTCTATTGTAAACTACATAGAAGAACAATGGCCAGTTGACCAGGTTATATTGTTTGGTGGTGCAAGGGGTAACTTCCGTAAAAAAATAGATAACACTTATAAATTAAACCGCAAAAAAAGAGAAATACCAAAACAACTATCAAACCTACAAGAATATTTAAATCAGCAGTGGCAATGTAAAAATGCATGTGGTATGGAAACTGATGACTTAATTAGTATTTATTGGCATAAGCTAACAAAACAATATGGGCGTGATAACATTATTATTGTTAGCCTTGATAAAGATTACAAACAACTACCAGCATTAATATACAACTACCATTACAAGCATAAAGAAATATACGACATAACACCACAACAAGCCTTAAACAATTTTTATACACAAATGATAGTAGGCGATAGTGCTGACAATGTTAACTTTTGTAAAGGCTACGGTAAAAAGTATGCACAAAAAATATTTGCAAATTGTACTACTAAATACCAATATATAAAACAAACTTTTATGTTATATAAAAAAATATATAAACAAAAAGCGCGTGAAAAATACATACAATGCCATAAACTTTTAAAGCTACTAAACAATGAAACTATTTGAAGACAATTGGGGTACTGACAACAGCCCTATAGAAGACGTAGAAATAACTACCACACTTTTATATTTTAGCAAACAAGAACTAAAACAATTTAAACATTTATGTAAAATAGGTATGAAAAAAGTTTACGGTGAAGCTGCGCAAACAAAAGGCAACCTTAGCGATTATTTATTATTAATACTTAAACAAGCAAATGAAAACAATTAAACTAACAAACCATTACAAAGGCAAACAAGCTGATAAATTTAAAGGCACGTTTTTAACTGACAAACATTATAACACACTTATAACAGAAGATACTGACGGTTACGATTTAAACGGTCAACTATTATTTAGATATCGTAAAAATGCAATACCTGACAATATACTAAAGCTAGGTTACAACAGTTTTAAAGACAGCATAGAATACACTGATGGGCGTGGCATAGCTAGTGGTAGCAGCCACAAACGCATACGTAAAGATGGCAGTGTAAGTAATATTACTGTTGGCAATAAAGTTTATAGCGGTAACGTAGGTTATATGGATAGTAGTGCAATGGTAAAGTATTGCCGTAAAACTGCATTTGCACGTAAGTATTTTGATAAATTTAAACAGGGTATTCCGTTTGTTGAATACATTGATTACCTATATAGTAATTTATGCCCAACACACTACCAAAAACAAAAAGCTATTGCAGACGGAACAAACCGTAATTATGTTATTGGTGATACAAGTTTTACAACTGTAACAGTAAATAAAAACTTCCGTACAGCTGTACATAAAGATAGCGGTGACTTCCCTGAAGGGTTTGGCAATTTAGTTACTTATCGCCAGGGTTCTTACGATGGCGGTTACTTTTGTTTGCCTGAATACAAAGTAGCTATAGACATGCAAAACAATGATGTACTATTTGTTGATGTACACAAATGGCATGGCAATACTGAAATTACAAACAAAAGCGATGATTGGTTGCGTATAAGTTTTGTTTTATACTACAGGGAATACATGTATAAATGCAACCAGCCAAGCCAAGAGCTACAAAACATAAAACAAGATAAAACAGGGTATTTAACATTATGATTACAAAACAACAAAAGGGTTTACAATTTGAAACGTATGTTTACGACAACTTAAAAAAATACTGGGGCATTACTTTAACGCATTGTAAAACAAAACAAGAACAATACACCATAGGTGAAAACTACGAGGGTTGGGAAATAAAAAACGACCAAACATTTAAAAAAACTGGCAACCTTTACATTAGTGTTGAACGTCGCTATGAACATGCCACATACCCTAGTGGTATATTTAAAGACCAAAAAGTAAAACAACGCTTTTATGTAATTGGTGACCACAACAAATGTTATGTATTTAGCACAAAATTATTACAACAGTATTATTATAAAAACAAACCAAAACTTATACCAGGCTTTACTACTGAAAACAAAGGAACTGAATACGGTTTTTTATTAAACACAGAACAAGCTGAGCGTTTAACATTAGGTTATTTATGTAACGAAATTAATTTATTTTGCAAACAACAGGATTAGTACAAGTTCAACCTATTTACAATTTACAACCAGGTTTAGATTTTAGGCTACCACAATACAGGCGCAAAGTATTTTTGGACTTTTACAAATTCCATACTAAATACAGAGGCCATGCCGGTGCGGTGTATTATGCAATACCACATATAATTGATGAACTTAAATTAAATAAAGAACAAGCCTACTGGTTATGTTTTATAAACGGTTGCAGCCAAAACATAGTAACTAGTTATATAATATTTAAAAAGTTTAACAATATACACAAACTGAATTTATATAAATTAAAAGAATGGTTTTACCAAAACTATAAACTGTTTGGTTGGGATACCGACAGACGTTATTTTAAAAACTCTTTTATACAATGCATAGAAAATTACTTAAACCTTTTAAATGGTAAAACACAAACTGAGTTCTTTAGCAATATATGCAACACAAGCAATGCGCATACAAATTTTAAAAAACTATGGCAAGTAGTTAATAATGACTTTTTATACTTTGGGCGTTTAAGTGCCTTTAGTTATATTGAATACCTAAACATTATAGGTTTAAACGTAGAATGCAATGAATTATTTTTAGATGATTTAAAAGGTAGTAAAAGCCACCGTAATGGTTTATGTAAGGTTTTAGGTAGAGATGACTTAGATTGGACTAAAAACAACCCTGTAGCTTACACAGATAACATTATTGATGAATTAAAAACGCAAGGCCAATTACTATTGCAAGAAGCCAAACAATACATTAACATGCCTTTTGTAAATTACTTTACGCTTGAAACCACTTTATGTTGTTACAAGGGTTGGCATAGAGTAAACAGGCGTTACCCTAATGTTTACAACGATATGTTTTACGACCGCATAACACATGCAGAACAAAAATGGCAAACTAAATTTAATATATTTCATGCAGCACGTAAAAAATATTTACCTGAATACTTGCGTTGCGAACATAATCCTAGTAAATTAAAACTTTGTAAAGAAAAACAAAACCACTACCGTTTAACTGGCCAAGTAATAATGATGGAACACGAATACCCTTACTATAAAAATAACTTTAGAACAAATACACTATGGCAATAAATATACTAATAACCGGTAATTGTGGCGTTGGTAAAACCTATGTAATAAAAAAACTTATAAATAGTTTACAAGTACCTTATGCAAACAATGTAGGTTTGTTACGTTATTTACATAATGACCAATATATAATTACAGGTAGTTACGTAGGTGATATGTTTGACGGTAGCGACAAACTAGCCATGAATGTTATGTCTAGCTTAGATGAATTCTTACAAAAAAACAGTAACCACATAATATTTTACGAGGGTGACCGCTTTACCAACAGTACATTTATAAAAAAAGCAAAACCATTTATAATTAAAATACTTGGCGATGGCAAACAAGGGCGCCAGCAACGCAACAGCCAACAAACACAACGCCATTTAAAAAGCATACAAACAAGAGTAAACAATATAAACGCAGATTTAGAATTAAAAAACAGCAATGTTTGTTTAAGTGTTATATTGCATTGTTTAATGCATAGTAGTACACACCAAGAACTACAAAAGCAATTAGGCAAGCAACAACAAATACACACTAAACAACAAACTAGCTTATTTTAAATGCACCAAACAATTTATGAATATTATGCCTTAACATTATACGAACTAGAAAATGGGGTAACAATTACTGAGTTACAACAAATGCTAAACGAATACATACAACTAGAACAATACTTAGCTTGCGCAGGAATACACCGCGCAATAGAACATTACAAATTTTATATACTGTATCATTTAATAACTTATTACACATTTGAAGACGATTTAAAACAAATAACATGGACACAAAAAGAATACAACAATTAGTAACACAATACACAAAAACAGAAATAGCAACCAATAGCCGTAAACGTGAACACGTATATGCCAGGGCAATTTACTTTAAACTATGTAAAGATTTAACACAACTTACATTAAAAGAAATAGGACAAACACTAAACAAAACCCATGCTACCGTAATACATAGCATTAATAATATATTTCCTGCAATAAAACTGTACGACAAAAAACTATATAACGTTTATGCAGAACTAACCAACAATGATGAAATGCCTATTGAGCAACGCTACATGCACTTAAAAGAAAAATACAATAAACTAAAACAACAAAAACTACCAATACAATACACAAACTTAATAAACATAATAGGCCAAATACCTAATAACGAAATACAAAACGCTGAGCTACGTTTTAACACAATTAAAAACATGCTAGTTAACAAAAACAAACAATAAAGGTTATTAAAAAAATAATTACTAACAATTTTTTTCAATCTTATGGACGGTAGAAAAAACAACGGTGGGCATGCTAACAGTGGGCGTAAGTCAAAAGCTGAGGAAGTAAAGCTAATTGAACGTTTAACCCCACTTGAACCGCAAGCATTTGCAGCACTTAAAGCTGGCATTGAAAGCGGTGAGTTTAAATTTGTACAATTGTTTTACCACTACTATGCCGGTAAACCACGTGAAACCAAAGACATTACCTTAAACGCAGAACAGCCATTATTTAACATTACTGACTTATAGTGGAATTTGTTGTAACAACTGCAATAAAAAAATTAGCCAAGTTAAAAAGCCGTAAACGCATAGTACAAGGTGGTACTAGTGCTGGCAAAACATTTGGCATAATACCTTTGCTTGTAGATACAGCAATTAAAAACCCACAAACTGAAATAAGCATAGTAAGCGAGTCAATACCACATTTACGTAGAGGTGCATTAAAGGACTTCTTAAAAATAATGATAATGACTAAACGCTATAGCGATGCACAATTTAACAAATCAATATTAAAATATACATTTACCAATGGTAGTTATATAGAGTTTTTTAGTATTGAAAGTGCTGATAAACTACGTGGGGCAAGGCGTAACATACTATATGTAAACGAAGCCAACAACATACCCTTTGATGCTTACAACCAATTAGCAATACGTACAAGCGGTACTATATGGCTTGACTTTAACCCTACATCAAGTTTTTGGGCGCATACTGAATTACAAAACAATACTGATACTGACTTTATTAAATTAACCTACAAAGACAACGAAGCACTAAGCCCTGAAATAATAAAAGACATAGAACAAGCCAAGCTAAAAGCGCACACCAGCACTTACTGGAAAAACTGGTGGCAAGTATATGGCCTGGGTGAAATAGGAACACTTGAGGGTGCTTGCATACCTGACTGGCAAGCCATTGATTTACCAGCTGAAGCACGTTTACTATGCTACGGTATGGACTTTGGCTATAGTGCAGACCCTACATCTTTAATTGCATTATATAAATACAATGATGCTTATATATTTGATGAGGTTATTTACCAAAAGGGTTTACTTAATAGCGACATAAACAAATTACTTAAAAACTACAATGTAGCAGACATTATATATGCAGATAGTGCTGAACCTAAAAGTATTGCTGAATTAAATAATTATGGTAATACAGTGCTACCATGCCAAAAAGGTAAAGACAGCATTGTATATGGCCTCAACTTAATAAACCAAAACAAAATATACGTTACTAATACTAGTGTTAATTTAATAAAGGAACTACAAAACTACATTTGGTTAAAAGACAAAGAGGGCAATACACTAAACAAACCAATAGATGCATTTAACCATTGCATAGATGCTGCCAGGTATGCTTTAACTAGCCAATTACAAAACCCACATAAAGGCAAATACTTTGTATTTTAAAATATACCTACCCTGTAAAAGTGTTAATGAAATGTTAAAATTATGTTAAAATCATATATAGCTATTGTTTTATGAACATTTGTGTTTATATTTAGGTGTTAATTAATTAAAACAATAAACAATGTATTTTAAAAAACCAACAAAAAAAGAACTACAAGAAGATGTAAATTATTATGAGCATTTCTATAATTATGTTAAACAAAATAATTACACTACATACTGCAACGCTGTTGCACATGCAATAGGACAAACAAATAATATTAACAAATAAAACAATAATATGCACAATAAACCCGCTGGCTGGTGGAGGCACTAAAAGAAATAATAAAATAATAAAAACATGTACACTAGAGAAAAACAAGCAATACACGAATTACTGGTAGAAAACCAGCTTCTTAAATCTAAGGTATCATCTTTAACAAGGCAAGTTGATGATGAAAAACTAATTAACACAAATACAGTTAATATGTTTAGAAGCGAAATAAGTAAATTGCAAAAAGAAATAATAAAATTAAAATTAAACAATGAATAAATATTACGACAAATTAGTACGAACAGCTGCTTTAAGTTTATTTAGTATTGCATTACTAATAGCTAGCATAGCGTTACTATCACTTGAAGCACTTATAAACTACATTTTTTAATTAGTTAGTTAGTTTAGTTCAAAAGGGGTTGCATTATACATGTAGCCCCTTTTTTTGTTATATAAAAAACAAAGTTGATAAACACTAAAGCTATTAGTTATTGTTTTGCAAAAGGTATAAAAGTAATTGTAGTGCCACAAAGGCCAGGTAAAAACCCAGACGTAAAACTACAAATACATACACCAAATAAAATTATACATGGCAATCAAGTATATAAGCAAGACAAAACACTATGGCATAAAGTAAACCAGCTTTACAATTATTATTATGAAGTTAAAAAACATTAGTTTAAGCAACGTTCCTTTACATAGTTATCAAAAGTACATGCAAATAGAAAACCCTACTGAACAGGACTTGCTAAAATGCTTTTTAGGTTTAACACAACCAGAGTTAAATAAACTACCAGCAAAACACGTTGATATTTATTTAATGCAAATACAAGCCATTTTAAAACAAGAACATGAATTAATACGTACTTTTAAATTAAATGGCATAGAGTATGGTTTTATTCCTAAATTAGATGACATTACCTATGGTGAAAACCTAGATGTTACAAAATACATGAACCAATACGGTAGCATGCATAAAGCAATGGCAGTATTATTTAGGCCAATTAAACAAAAAATAGGCAAGCAATATTTAATTGATGAATACACCGGTAGTTATGCTTATGCTGAAAAACTAAAACAAATGCCACTTGATGTTGTATTAGGTGCTATTGTTTTTTTTTACAGTTTAACCAACGCCTTAATGAACTCTACCCTGAACTATTTGCAACAGCAGATACAAGGGGACTTAACGCTGCAAGCCAATTTGCAAAAAAATGGAGTGGATATTCAGAACTCTATACGCTCGCTCAAGGAGACGTTACAAGGTTTAATGCCGTTAGCAAGTTAAATTTACATAAATGTTATATGTACTTAGCTTTTGAAAAAGAAAAAATAGAATTAGAAAACTTAATGATTAAACAAAAATTTAAACAATAATGCAAGGTTTTTATAACATTACAGAAAAAATAAGACAACAATTACAACAAGATGATTTTGTTAATACAGTAACTTATGGTGATATATTTGAAGTTGACTTAGCTAAACAAACAATATTTCCGTTAAGCCACTTTCAAGTAAATAACGCAACGTTACAAGGCAATGTTTGGAATTTTTCAATTAGCCTATTAGTTATGGACATAGTAAACGAAAGCAAAGAATACCCTGATGGTGTTCCTGCTGAATTTAGGGGCAACAACAACGAGCAAGATGTTTGGAATACACAATTAGCCGTAGCCAACCGTTTACTAGAATTACTTTACAGGGGTGATTTATACACAGACAAATACCAACTTGATGGGCAACCAGTATGCGAGCCCTTTACCGATAGGTTTGAAAACAAACTAGCCGGTTGGACTGTTACATTTAATATATTAATTCCAAATGACATGACAATATGCGCAACTTAAAACCCATATTAGAACAATTTGGTGAATACGTTGTAAGCCAATCTAGGTTAAATTTAACTAAAGGTGGTTACAAAAACAAAGGGCAAAATGCATCTGGTTCACTAAGCAAATCATTAGCGTTTGAAGTAATGCCAAATGGTAAAAACTGGGTTGTTGAATTTATAATGCAATACTATGGTCAATTTGTTGATAAAGGTGTAAGCGGTACTAAAGTAAGGCGTAACACACCTTATAGCTTTAGAAGCAAAGGTGGTAAACAAGGTTTAAAAGGTATGCCACCGCCAAGTGCTTTTGACCAATGGAGAATAAGGAAAGGCATTGCACCAAGAGATGATAAAGGTAGGTTTTTACCACGTAAAGCTGCTAATTTTGCTATAGCACGTAGCATATTTGAAAAAGGCATAAAGCCTAGCTTATTTTTTACCACACCATTTAACAAAGCCTTTGAGGATTTAAACCAAACAATACTTGATGACTTTAACGTACAAATAACAAAAACATTTAAAAAACTAGAAAATGGCAAAAATTAATGTACTAAGCCCATATTTTATAAACGTATCAGATGCTGCTTTAGTTAGCGTACAATTAGAAATAGAAATATATACTGATTATGCTAATACAAGCTGGCAAAGTAGCCCACAATACACATTGCAATCTACAGCAATAGATAACAA